AGGCTGCTCGCCATTTCAAGCGTTACGATTCTCCGCTCGGTGTCGCCGGCTTCGGTGACTTCGGTGTGGTGCGCGTCAGTCGGTTCCTAGATGCTGACGTGCAGATGCTTGTTGAGCCATATAAAAAGATGAGGCTGTTCCGTTGACCGCGACGGTAGGGCAAGTCAAGACGGCGCTAGCTACTGCTGCCGCGACGATTACGGGACTACGCACGTACGATCGGCAGCCGGACAATCTGAACGCACCATTTGCTTTCCCTTCGCTTCAGTCGGTCGATTATCACGGAGCTATGGGCGCCGGGTCGATCCTTCAGACGTATACGCTGACTGTCGTCGTCGGTCGCGCGTCAGAGCGCGCAGCAGAAGACCTGCTCGATACTTATCTATCTTACGGGTCTGGTGGCATTCGTGCCGCTATTGAATCTGACACCAGTCTTGGGGGAGTCGTGCAGACCTGCATCGTTGAATCGGCCGGCACGATCGGCACCATTGACGGCAATGACACGCTGTATTTGATGGTTGAGTTTCGCGTACTCGTCTACACATAAGGAGTTTGACGATGGCAAAGTTTATCGTGGCACCCGGCTTTGTTGTTGGGGGCAAGACTGAGGGACAAGAGGTCAAGACGTCCGATGTGGATCGTTTGGACATCATGATTGAATCAGGGCGCGTGGTTGTCAAAGCCGCAGAATCGTCGTCTACAATGAAGACACAACCCGACGTGTCCGGCTCCGAGGAGGAGTAAAACCATATGGCCAAGCTCGTTCTCACCAACTCGAACATCACCATCGGTGGCACGGACGTGTCGGCGAATGTCGCCAGCGTTCAGATTGAAACTTCCGTTGACGAGGTTGAAACGACTGCATTCGGTCCGGGCAACGGCAAGACGCGCGTCGGTGGCCTGCTCGATACCACGATCTCGCTCGACATGCACAACGACTACAGCGCCATCGAGGGTCTCGTCTACCCGCTGATTGGCAGCACGACGACCGTTGTTGTCAAGCCGAACGGTACGGCAGTCTCGACCACGAACCCGAGCTACACGGCTACCGTCCTCGTTACTGGCTGGAGTCCGGTCAATGGTGCCGTCGGAGAGCTGAACACAGTATCGATCTCATGGCCCGTTTCGGGAACTGTCACAAAAGCAGTTGCTTAGTCTGACCGCGTAATCTCTACGCCCGGGGAGGGCTGGCATGGAACTACAATTCAAGATCAAAGAAACAGGCAAGGACAGCGTGATTGTCCGCGCCGCGTTGGTCGATATCGTCGCATGGGAGGATCGCTTTGAGCGACCATCTTCGACAATGGGTGGCGATTCGATCTTCGCGCGCGACTTCGTTTGGCTAGCTTGGCATTCGCAGAAGCGCACGGGTGCAACCAATCTTGACTTCATGGATTGGGTCGCCACGCTTGACGAGATCGAGGGCGCCGAAGAAACGACGCTTGTCCCTTTGGAGAGTCCAGCAGTCATTGGCTCATCGCCAGTCTCGCAGTAGAAACGGGCATCGCGCCTAGCGTGCTGATGCTCGAGTCTGAGCGCATGATCTGGACAATGCTGGGATATATTCGCTGGCGAAGCGTTCACGCGAACCGGTAGACTGACTCTATGGCTACGCAGCAAATACGTGGCTTAGATGACGCGCTGAAGACTCTTCAGAAGATGGATCCGGTTCTTCGCCGCGAAGCTGTCAAACGCTTGAAGGGCGACGTGCAGCCGATCGTGTCGGCTATCAAGGCGGGGATACCACAGGCTCCATTGTCTAACTGGGTCGCGCCTAAGCAGTCGAGCGCTCGGCGCGGGACTGTTTCTGCGGGTCGCAGCGGAGCGGCCGGGACACCCTACTGGCAGGCTGGCAAAGCGAAGAGTGGCGTCCGCGCGAGCGTAAAGAAGCAGAGCGCTCGCCAGATGAAAGGCAAAGCAATATTGGTGAGCGTACGCCAGTCGAATGGTGCCGGCGAAGTATTCGACATGGCCGGCAAAAAGACCAATAGCGTCTTTACCCGTAACCTGACTGCTAAGTGGGGCGGACCATCGCGTTTGATGTGGCCGACTGCCGAGAGGCACAAGCCGGCGGTTGTCGCGTCGATCAATAAGAGTGTCGTGAATATGTCCGACATCATCAATGAAGAGCTGCGGCTTCGCGGCTATTCGCGTTCTGCTCCGCGTGCGTCTGGTCATTTCCGCTAGGTATAGGCAGGTAGAATAGACTCATGGCTATTGTAATTCCGATTGGCGTTGATACCTCCGGTCTATCGCGCGGACTCTCGCAAGGCACTAGCGGACTCCGCAAGTTTGGCAAGATGGCTGCCATTGTCGGCGGCGCAGCTGCGCTAGGTGGACTTGTTGCCACGCTGAAGATCGGCGTCGATGAGTTCATGGGCGCGCAGAAGGTGTTGGCGCAGACGGGTGCGGTGCTGAAGTCAACGGGCGGCGCGGCGAATGTGACGAGTAAGCAGATCACCGACATGTCAACGAGTCTCATGAAGTTGACTGGAATCGATGACGAGGCGATCCAATCCGGCCAGAACTTATTGTTGACGTTCACCAAAATTCGCAACGAGACTGGTGCCGGCAATAAGATCTTTGATCAAGCTACGCTGGCCATGACGAACCTATCTGTTGCGATGGGTAAGGATATGAACTCGTCAGCGATCCTCGTTGGCAAGGCGCTCAACGATCCCATCAAGGGTGTCGGCGCTCTATCGAAAGCCGGCGTGCAGTTTACGGCATCGCAGAAAGATACGATCAAGTCTCTCGTTGATTCTGGCAATGTCATGGGCGCACAGAAGATGATCTTGAAGGAGCTGGAGACACAGTTTGGCGGGAGCGCGAAAGCCGCCGGCCAGACGTTGCCGGGTCAACTCAACATTCTCAAGGAAACTTTCCGCAACCTGTCTGCTGATCTAATTACGACATTCATCCCGTATGTCTTTCGCGCTACGCAATCCCTCTTGACCTTTGTGCGTGGCTTCGCCAAGCAGCCAACACTCACGGCCAAGGTTGACTTTGTTGTTGGGGCATTTCAGAGTCTTTTCTGGAATGGTGTTTCGACGATCTCGGACTGGTGGCAGAAGCGCAAGGTTACGTTTGAGGATAATCCTGCGAACCGTCTGAAGGTGACGATCACGCCATCGGGCGAAGAGCAGCTGAACACACTCTTTGAGGATCTAAAAAAGAAGCTTGACAAGAAGGCCGACACACTCGGCAAGGCGCTAGGTAAGAAACTTGTCAAGGGGATCTTTGGTGGTGGCAAGGATCAGGCTAGCGAGTCTGGGGATCAGTTTATTAGTGACGTATTTGTGGCGCTGTTGGTCAACAAGCCAGCGCTAGATCTTGGCAAGCGCGTCGTGCTGGCAATCTTTGAGGGGATGCGCGAGCAATTCAATCAGTCTTTGACTGACAATCCTTTGGGAGTCTTCCTGCGTAGTTTGGGTGCGGTGACTGGTCCAATTGGTTATAACCTCGGCACTACGATTGCAGACCAAATTGAGCAAGGCCAAAACGACAGGCTGCCAAAAGCAAGAAAGGCTTTCATAGGAGCGATCACGAAGACGGTGCGCGATGCCGTGAACGCTGCGCGTCAAGGGCTTGCTGGGCTTGGTTCATCGCTTGGGGGGATGCTCTCGACGATCACGGGTACATCGTCTGCCGATGCGAAGCGTGCTGCCGAGATTCGTAAACAGCAAAAGGCTGAGGCGGCCACGCGTGAGGGTAATCGCTTGCAGCTCGTGAAGGATTCTGCCGTTACCGATGAGGAAATTGCGCAGGCCAATCAGGACTTGCAGGACTTCAAGCTTGAACAGGAAGCGAGTGCTGCTGAGGATCGCGTGGCAATCGCACAGTCTGCCAATCAGCGCTCAATCGATAATCTGATTGAGTCGTTCAACCGGGGCGAAATTAGCGCGCAGGCTTTCTCGACTGGTCTAAACTCGATCATTGGTGCCGATCGGGGCGGGGAACTTGGTGCGGCTTTTGCTGGCGCGTTTGCACGCGAGCTTGATTCGATCATTGCCGCTGCCAATGATATTCAGAGCGTGATCAATAAGGGTGGACAGAAGCTACCAATTACGGGTGAGATGGGAACGCCGGCAGCGGATGCAGCTCGTGCCGCCCATGCTGAGTGGAAGTCTGCGCGCGATGCTCGGCTGAAGACTGCGCGTGATGCTCGCCGCACTAAGGGATCGGACGGCGGCACGAAGATCACGGATGCCGAACAGCGGCAGATTGACAAGATCATGGCTGGATATGACAAGGCGAACCCAGAGCCAATCCGCATGGCTGCCGGCGGCATCTTGAAGCGTCAGGTTTTCACGGCTGGCGAAGCTGGTCGTGAGGCTGTCATCCCGCTTGGCTCGAGCGAAGCTATGGGGATCATGCGCGACGCGCTCGGAGGTGGCGGCGGAGGTGGCTCGACGTATAACCTTGTGATCAATGCTGGTCTTGGCACGAATCCTGACGAGCTTGGCCGCGTGATCGTCGAGTCAATCAAGAAGTTTGAGAAGCGCAACGGGCAAGTCTTTGCTGGTCCACAGATTCAAGCTACCTCGGCTGGTGTCTCGACCAATGGTGGAACGCAGACGCGCAATCTAAGGAAGAACTAGGTTGGCTACGCCGAGCCTGCTAGTCCAGATCGGCTTCGACACGTCGAGTCAGGGCGGTCCGTTCTTTCTGTGGGCTAACGGGACGGCGACGAATACGCCAGAGGCTATAGCTGCGAATCCGCAGAGCATCTTTGACAACACCGAATACCGATTCGGCGGAACGCTGAACTATGACGTGACGACTCGCGTCCGCTCCGTGTCGATCACGCGCGGCAGGTCGCGCGAGTTGGATCGTTACCAGACCGGCGTTGCCAACATCACATTCAACAATCAAGACCGCGCATTCGATCCGTTCTACACGTCCAGTCCGTACTACCCGGATATCAAGCCGCGCCGGAACGTGACGATCTCGACGATCACGGGCGCGTCAACGGCTGTCCAATTCACCGGCATCATCGAAGACTGGGGACTCGATTACAACGTCAGCGGCGAGTCTACAGCTGGCGCGGTTGCTGCTGATGGATTCATCACGTTCGGCGGTCAGCAGATTGCAGCGCACACGGCAACGAGTCAGACATCTGGCGCGCGTATCGCGGCGATCCTGAACCGCAGCGAGATAGACTGGCCGACAACCTTGCGGAATATTGACACGGGCGCACAGACACTACAGGCCGACGTTGTAGATGCCGGCACAGATGCGCTTGGTTACTTGCAGCTGATCGAGGCGAGCGAGCCGGGACAGCTCTTCATGTCTAAGTCGAATGCCGTTACCTTCAAGAATCGCAACTCTGGAGCTACGATCGGCACCGTGACGTTCTCGGACGCCGGCGGCACCACGATTCCATACACGGACATTACCGTTTCATACGGCACCGAGCTGCTCTATAACCGGGTCAACATTGCGCGGCTGGGTGGCTCGATCCAGACGGCTGCCGGAAGCGCGTCGCAGAGTGAGTACGGGATCACGTCGCTGGACTACAACGGCCTGCTGATCGACACGGACGCTAACGCGCTCGCCCTATCCCAATACCTAGTCGGCAAGTATGACGAGCCGGATCTGCGCTTCGACACGATGACGGTCGAGCTGGCTGGACTCGGCACGGCTGACCAGTCGAAGGTTCTCGGCTTGGAGATCGCCGACATCATCTTGCTGGAGTACCAGCCGAAC